CAGGAATTTAAGTTATTAGCAGCGATTATTAGAGATTATCTACCCACTGAATATAATTATGACGTAGATTCACCAATCGGTAGGGCAGTTAAACAATCTGATTATGATAATGTCGATGTAATTCCTGTATCAGATCCAAATGCTACAACATTAGCGCAGCGTGTAACGCAATATCAAGCAGTATTGCAATTAGCATCGCAGGCACCTCAAATATATGATGTTCCTGAGTTACATAAACGTATGCTTGGGGTATTAGGTATTAAAGAGATTGATAAATTAATACCAGTTACAAAGCAATTAGAACCACGTGATCCAATATCTGAGAATATGGATTTATTGGTTATGAAACCAGTAAAGGCATTTATATATCAGGACCACGAAGCGCATATTGCAGTACACCAAGCGGCATTAAATGACCCATTATTAAGACAGCAGATGCAGCAAAATCCGATGGCTATGCAAATGATGGCCGCGGCGCAGGCGCATATTAATGAGCATTTGGCATTCTTATATAGACGCAAGATTGAAGAGCAATTAGGTGTGCCGTTACCAGCACCGAATACAAAATTGCCCGAAGATTTTGAGGTTCAGTTGTCACGGTTGGTAGCGCAAGCTGCACAGCAGTTACTTGCACAAAATACGCAGCAGGCGCAGATGCAGCAAAACGCACAGGCGCAGCAAGATCCGGTTGTGCAGATGCAGCAAGCTGAATTGCAGATTAAGGCGCAGCGTGAGCAGCGAGAAGCCGCCAAGGATCAGGCAGAGATTCAGTTAAAGCAGCAAGCGCAAGCAGAGAAGGTTATGTTGGAGAAAGAAAGAATCGCTTCACAGGAGCGCATGAATAATGAAAACAACCAAGTCAAGATGATTGATAAGGCTGCTGATATTCAAAGAGGTGCGTGATGGAGTTTTCAGACGCGGTAAGTCTAGAGATAAACAAGCAGATCCGTTATGCGGAGGAGCAGCTTGCACAGGGAAGCATAAAGTCCTTTGAGGACTACAAGTTCGTCTGCGGTCAGATTCAAGGTCTTTTGATCGCAAGACGCATAAACGAAGACCTTGCAAACAGACTGAAGGATTACGATGACTGATATGTCAGAGGCAGTAACTGCTGAAGAGCAGGCAACGCAACTTCCGACGCCCACGGGTTATAGGATGTTATGCGCTTTACCGGAGGTGGAAGATAAATTTGCTAATGGGATTTTAAAGCCGGATGCGTTAGCAAAAATTGAAGAGTTCAGTACGGTTGTTTTGTTTGTAGTTAAACAAGGTCCGGACTGCTATAAGGATGCCGCTAAGTTTCCCACTGGCCCATGGTGCAAGGAAGGTGATTTTGTTTTAGTACGTGCGTATTCAGGCACGCGATTCAAGATACATAACCGAGAGTTTCGTTTGATTAACGACGACACAGTAGAAGGTGTTGTGGAAGACCCACGCGGTTATAGCCGCGCATAAAGGAGTTGTAGATGGATATTGATTCTAAGGTAGAGATAGAGATAGAGGGTGATCAGGTTGAGATTGAGATTGAAAATGACGCGCCGCCACAGGACAGGAATGCGTCGCCATTAAAGTCTGATCCAGCAGATATACCAGAAGACGAGATCCGGCAGTATTCGGATAACGTCAAGAAACGCATTCAGCAGTTAACACATGCGAGGCATGACGAGCGCCGGACCAAGGAAGAGGCGATTCGTGAGCGGGAGGCGGCTGTTGCCTACGCTAAACAGATTGCTGATGAGAATGCACAGCTGAAAGCTAAGTTAAACAGTGGCGAGACAACATTGATAAAAACAATGCAAATTGCCACGGAGAAAGAGCTTGACGAAGCTAAGCGGAAATACAAGGAAGCTTTATATACAGGGGATGCGGACAAGATAGCAACGGCCCAGGAAGAGTTCAGTAAGGCTGTTATTAAGGCGGAAAAGGTAAAGGGGTTTAAACCGGCTGCTCAAGAGAATTTGCAACCTGTTGAAAATCAAGCATATAATCAACCTACTCAATTTATTGACCCGAAGGCGGATCGATGGAAACGGCAAAACTCATGGTTTGGCCAGCCGGGAGATCCAGGGGTTGATGACGAAATGACTTACTTTGCAATGGGTTTGCATAAAAAACTAACCCGTGAATATGGTGAGCAGTTTGCTGCATCAGATGAGTATTACGAGCGGATAGACGCTCGCATGAAAGAGAAGTTCCCAGAGTACTTTGGCAGACAGGCCGAGCCAGAGACACAAAGAAGGCCTGCTACGGTGGTTGCCCCGGCATCGCGCAGCTCGCCACCTAAAAAAATAAAGCTGACAGCGTCTGAGGCTAGTATGGCAAAGCGCATTGGTGTGCCGCTGGAAGAATATGCCAAGCAAATGGCGAAACTACGTATGGAAGGAAAGTTATGAGCCGCGAATCCCGTGAAGTACAGAACCGTGAAAACACGGAACGTCCCAAGCAGTGGAAGCCGCCCAGCTCATTGCCTGATCCTCTCCCACGCGACGGATGGAAACATCGTTGGGTACGCACATCCATTCTTGACCGGGCAGATCCACGTAATGTAGCAAGCCGTCATCAAGATGGTTTTGAACCATGCAAATGGGAAGACTATCCAGAAGTCGCACGAGCAATGCTCGCAACCGGAACTCAAACTGGAAATATTGAGATTGGTGGATTGATGTTGTGCCGCGCTCCTGTGGAGATGGTTGACCAACGCAACGGGCATTACCTGAAGCAGGCCAATGATTGGATGCAGAGTGTGGACAGTAATTTCATGCGCGAAAACGACCCACGTATGCCGCTGTTTAACGACAGACGTACTGAGGTCCGATTCGGTAAGAGATAAACCTCATTTGGAGTAACTTAAATGGCTTACCCGACTATTTCAGGCCCTTATGGCCTGCGTCCGGTCAATTTGATCGGCGGTCAGGTGTTTGCCGGAGCCACTCGCCAGCGTCGGATTGTAAACTCCAGCGCATCGAGTATTGGCTTTGGTGACCCTGTGAAGTTTGACGCCAACGGTTGCGTCGTTGTTTGTACCGAGACAACTGCTGCACCGACCACGGGCTTTGCTGGTGTGTTCATGGGCTGTACGTTTGTTTCATCTGTGACTGGTCAGCCGACCTTCTCGCAGGCATGGATTTCTGGAACTGCAATTGCAAGCAACACCTATATCGTTGCTTACATCTGTGAAGATCCAGATCAGTTGTTCCAGGTCTGCGGAGTGAGTGGCACGACGGTTGTTTCGACCACATCAGGTTTTACCTACACTGACGTAGGCTTAAACGTGTCCATGGTTGCAAACACCCTGAATACCACGACCAAAGACAGCCGTTACGCAGTAGATATTGCTAGCGGTGCAACGACTCAGACTTTACCGTTGCGAGTCATCGATGTGGTGCCTGATACGGCATTCACGTATAGCGGTACTCTGTACTACCCTGAAATCATTGTTAAGTTCAATGCAGCTTATGTAGTGCAAGCAACTGGCGTGGTGACTGGTGGTCATGCGTACAACAACCCAGTCGGACTGTAAGGGGAAACTTAAATGGCTATTTCACGCGCACAACTACTGAAAGAGCTGCTCCCCGGCCTGAACGCACTGTTCGGTCTTGAGTACGCTCGATATGGTGAAGAACACAAAGAGATCTACGAAACCGAGACCTCTGAGCGTTCATTCGAAGAGGAAACCAAGCTGTCTGGATTCTCGGCCGCCCCGGTCAAGAACGAAGGCTCTGCGATTGCTTATGACAACGCACAGGAAGCTTGGACGGCTCGCTACACCCACGAGACAATCGCCATGGGCTTTTCGATTACCGAAGAGGCAATCGAAGATAACCTGTACGATTCGCTCAGCTCACGTTATACCAAGGCGCTTGCTCGCGCCATGGCATATACAAAGCAGGTGAAAGCAGCAGCAGTGTTGAACAACGGATGGGCATCTACCGTTACATACGGTGACGGCCAGCCCCTGTTCTCTACAGCACATCCTCTTGTATCAGGTGGCACCAACAGCAACACGCCTGCTACCCAAGCAGACTTGAATGAAACTTCGTTGGAAAACGCAGTCATTCAAATTGCAGGGTGGACGGACGAACGTGGTCTGTTGATTGCAGCTCGCCCACGCAAGCTCATCGTCCCTTCGCAGCTCCAGTTCGTGGCTACGCGTCTGTTAGAAACCGAACTCCGTGTCGGCACTAACAACAACGACATCAACGCCATCAAGAACAATGGTTCAATCCCCGAGGGATACACCATCAACCACTTC